TCAATCTCTCAGGTTCTGAATGACTTTATAAACTCTGCTAAAAACACTGACCTTTTCCTTTTCCTTTCCTCCTTCCGTTTGAATGTTGAGGATAACCCTCCGCCACCTATTGAGGTTAATCTCCCTCCCTTCATCCATACCACCATTGATATAGCAAACCACCCTCTTATGCGTTTGCTTTTGATGTCCCTAAAAACCGCTTGGATTATCTTCGCCACAATCCTTAGCTACTTTATCATCTTCCGCAGGTAGCTATGCGGTGGGTTCTTTTTCTCTTCCTCTTTGGTCTGGGCTTTCCTGCTTCCGTGGTCTATGATGCTAAGCTTCAGATGCCTAAGGTGGATAACTTTTCCACCATTCAGTATTTAGAGTATCTCTATGAAAGGTCTCAGTCCTTTTCAAATAGCTTGGAAATTCTGGAAAGGATGTGGGCTAATTCTCCTGATGTTGATTATGGAAAGCTGGACAATTTCCGTATAAAAAAACAAGCTTACCAGTCTGCCCTCTTTGAGTTTGCCTCTGCCAAAAATGCCTATATAGACTTTATCCAAAATCCTCGTTCTTATTCTACCTTTCACCCTGCCATGGATATGCAAAGCAAGCTAAGGGCTTTGGTTATCCGCCAGTTAGAACTCAAGCAAAGTATAGAGGTAGTAGTTCCTGCCCTGAGGGAGTTATACCCTGACCTTTTTTATTTAAAGAACTCTGCTAATAACACAAGGCTTTTTAACCGCCTCCTCTCTGGTCTTCTCTCTTCCGTTTCTGAGATTACTAAGCTTGGTTTCCGTGTGCTTTTTAACCCGCTTTTTGAGTTTGGTTATGTTAATCTCGTAGAGGAACAAACCCTTTTAATCCGTCGCCTTTTATACCTTCAGTGGAGAAGTGTTAATCATTCAGGGCTTGGTGTTGGGCTTATCATTCCCAATGGTTTTAGCCCTTCCCTTTTGCCTGACCTTTCTAACCTGCCTGAGATTGGTCAGCCTTGCCCTCCTGTTCCTCGCCTTGCTGGTTCTACCTGTTATAATATTTACGCTGTATGTGAAAGAGGTCGTTTAGTAGGTTATAACATTGTCGCAAATTCTGACTGGTCGCCTTACTATTGGGATGTTAATCCTTTTGACCCTTATCGTTCTGGCTATCTTCTTCCTATTCCTCAGGGTGTTTCTGGAGACCCTCCTGCAGGTCTGGGTGGAGTTTTAGCTGGTTATTACTATCAATATGCCTCTGCTTCTTTTCCACTTCCTTTTTTTAGTGGTGCTCCCGTTAAATATGAAGGGACTGGTTATGCCCTTTATACTTCTCGCCTTGTTTCCACTTGGTATTGTGATCCAGCAATGGATGATTATTTAAGTGTTTGTCGTAATTGGGATACAAGGGATGCAAGATGTGATTATATCCCTCCGCATGATTGTGGAGAGTGGCATTATACTTATGACCCTTGCGTTGTTTGTTCTTGTGATGTTCAAATTCATTATGTAGTTGATAACTGCTTTCACTCTCGGGTTCCAGAGGGCTATACTGGAAGTTGTTCATGCCGTCGGGTTTGTGAGTTTGACCCTGCAAATCCTGCCACCCATCCTAAAACTATTACCCTCCCTATGCCTAATATTCCTCGTATTTATCCTCCTAACTCTTCTCCTTCAGTTCCTGAATATGACCCTCTTCCTCCTAACTTTGATGATTTAACAGATGATGAGAAAGGAGAGATCTGTCGGACTGTCTCTCGGGCTTTGCCTCTCCGTGATCTTTCTCCTTACTTGAACCCTTTTCCTCTTCCTCTGGGAGATTTTCCACAGGTTGAGGTTTCTCCTGACCTTCTCCCTCAGCTTGACCCTGATACTTTAATCCAGCCTCTCCCTATGCCTGCTCCTCAGCGTTTTATTGTCCGCCCTTCTACTCCTTCGCCTTCTCGGTGTTCTCCTTATGTCTCTCCTGATATTATTCCCGTTCCTGAGGTTGAGGTTGTTGTTGAAATCTCTCCTGAAGAGGAACTTATTCCTGCCATTAACTGGCTTCTAACCCAAGAGGTCGTTACTGTGGTTAGTTTGACTAATACCCTTGAGGATGCCCTTCCTAACCGTGATAAGTGTAAGGAACAGGAACAAATGCTTTATGCTAATTTTGACGGACTAAGGGACTTAATCTTTTACTCTTTCGTCGGGCTTGCTTCCATCTTTGGCTTTATCTCTGCCCTTTTGGTGTCTATGTCAATCTTTGAACTTTGGCAAAATATCCCAATAAGGAGGGTTTAGCCATGTGTATGTTTTACTGTTCTTTTGTCCTTATCCTTCAGGGCATTTTTTCCTTTGTCCTTTCCCTGCTTTCCGCTTTGTCTATCCCTATATCTCCTCTGGCTTCCCTTACCATTGATAACTGGTTTTTGGCTAACTCTGGAATTCCTCAGGCTATAGGCATATTGGGAACAGCCTTAACTGTTAGGTTTGTCCTTAACCTTATTCCCTTCTTCAGGGTCTAAGCCATGGCTATAGTGTTTATAACAGGAACTCCAGGGGCGGGCAAATCCTACTATGCAGTTAAAAGGATTGTTGAGGACTTAAAAAAGGATATTAACTTAGTGGTCTCTAACATTGACGGCTTGGACAGGGCTAAGCTTTCCTTTTATCTTGGGAAAGAAGTTAATAACCTTTGGACTTTGGACGAGTTCCTCGCTACTGCCCTCTCCTTTTGCAATATGCATTACGATGGCAATTACAGGAATGCCTTCCTGACTATTCTCAATGTGGATTACTGGAAGAGGTTCATACTTCCCAAGCTTTTCGGTGAGTTGGGCTATAGAAAGGTTATCTTCTATCTGGACGAGTTCCAGTCTATCATTGACGAGGACACAGAACTAACCCAGCTTCAGAAGTTCTTCTTTGACTATCACAGACACTTAGGACTTGACTTCTTTATCATCACCCAAAGCATTCAGAGGATGAACAAATCTATAAGAAACCTTGTTGAGATTGAACTCCGCCTTATTAACCTTCGTATCTTTGGCATTTCCAATATGGCAGTTTTGAAGACCATAATCGGTGGCGTTCCTGTCAAAAAAAGCATTGTTAAGTATGACCCTAAAATCTTTGCCCTTTATCGTTCCGCCCTCGTGGAACATATGAAAGGAGTTAAAGGTAAGCCTCCCGTTATCCTTTTCGTTGCCTTTGCGGTTGCCCTCTTTGCTATTATTCAGCTTGGTTCCTATGTTAAAGCCCACGGTGGCATAATTCCCAAGCCTAATGTTTCCCAATCTCAGGAGAAAGAAGTAAAGAATGAAAAAAGACCTTCTTTCTTTGGTTCTCCTCCTTCTTCTGGTTCCTCTGGGTTCTCCTCTCCTTCCTCCGTTTCTGGTTCCTCTTCCTCCTATTCCTATCCTTCTTCTTATCCTTCCGTTTCCTCTGGGTCTTCTTCTGTTTCCTCCTCTCCTTCTGCTTTGCCCTCTCCCTCTCCTTCCAGTGGTGGCTATGGCTATATCGTTATTGAGGTTGCCCGCCCTTCTGACCACCCGCCCGACAGTTCCGAGGATGTTTTAAAGCCCTCTGTGAAGGTTGTAGAAATCCCATAACAAGCAAGCCAAAGCCCGCCCGTTAGCCCGCCTTGAAAAAACTTTCTTTTGACTGCACGCAAGCCCTCGGACTGCCCGCAAGCTATTGGGACTGCCCGCCCGACCTTCCCACCCTCACACTTTGCTTTCCCTTTGCCCGCCACGGTTTTTTAAAAGCGAAGCGAAGCTATAATATTCCTTCGGGCGGGCAAAGGGATCTTTTTTTTCTTTTTCTTCTTATTTTTGCCTCAGTGGTTGGGAGTGGTAGAGGGTAGAGGTTGCGGGTGGGTAAATTGGCGGGTTCTTTTCTCTTTTTCTTTTTTCTCTTTCTCTTCTTTTTTCTCCTTTTTCTGGGCTTAAACTCTTGGACTACACTGTAAGCAGGGCAGGGGCGGGGCGTAAGCCCGCCTGCCTGTGGGCTTGTATTATTTATCACCTAATTTTAAACTTTGCACCTGTTGGGCACTTAAGGGTTAAAATTTTCACCCTAAGTTGAGGGTTTGCCATGGGACTGTATGATAGGGACTATATGAGGAAGGAAAGGAAGCCCTCGGAAGAGGTTCAGCATTCTAAACTGCCAGACCCTGAGAATGTTAAGAATTCTCCTCTCGTTTCTTCCTCTTCTGGGCAATCTCCTCCAGGGCAGTATAGACCTTCTCCTACTCCCTTTGCCTTTTGGCTTTGGTTGTTTGTTATGACCCTTTCTATTCTCTTCTGGGCTTTCCTTCTTTTAGTCCGCCCGTGAGAAACTAACAGGGTTCCCTCTTCAGGTATTCGTTGGCTTTCATTACGCCCTTGGTAGCCCTGTAAAGGTTAATAAGTCTGTTCAGTGTCCTAAATGGTGTTTCCTCATGCCTCCAGTTGTTTATGGTTATGGTTTTGCCTCTCTCCACTTCTCCCTTCAGCTGTTGGTATTTATAGACCCGCCCGCCTTCAGTTCGGATTTCAAGCATGCAAAGGCTTACTGTCTTATATTCAAAGTTCCTTAAGGTTTTGTCTCTAATCCCAAGTTCTCCGCACAGCCTGAGGACTTCCCTCTTCAGTTCTTCCTCTATTTCCCTGAGTTGTTCCTTTATTTTCCTTGTGTCCATTCTTTCCATTGTTCGTATGGCACAGGGTAGAGGTCTAATATATCTCCCTCTTGTGGTCTTTCTCCCGCTATCTCTATAATCTCAGGAACTCCTATCCAGTTGTGTTTTACCCTGACCCTCCAAAGGTTCGGTTCCACTTCCTCTAACACTTCAATAACCTTAGCAATCATAACCTGCTTAGCTGGGATGTGTTTAAAGTCCATCCATGCCATCTTTAACCCTCCTTTATGAAGTTTTTAACTTTTACTTTTCCCTTTCCGTTCTTTCTCCAGCTTGCCAGCCCTCGGATTTCAATTATTTCTCTCTTTCTGACTTCCTCCCGCACCGTTTCCACAAATTCCTTTATTACCCTTTCCACCGTTTCCTCTTTAATCTTCAGCCTGTCCGCTATTAACTTGGCTAAAGTTTTCCTGTTGTGTTTCAT